CGGAATGAGGGCAGTAGGTGACGTAGTTATGAATAGGGTGGAGAGTGACAGGTGGCCTGACGATGTATGTCGTGTAGTCTACCAGCACAAGCAGTTCTCTTTCACCCACGATGGAAAGTCTGACAACCATCGTAAGTACAATAGCAGTGAAGGTGACCGCAAGTCTGCTGTTATCTCTGAGATACTATCTAAACAAATACTTAACGGTGACCGATTAGGTTTGACAAGCACCCACTACCATGCTAATTATGTCGCACCATACTGGCGTAACTACTATCACTACGATGGTATGATCGGTGACCACTTATTCTATACCGCCAAGAAAGGAAAATGACATGACCGCAAACTTCCAGCAAGAACTAATAAACATGGGTGTACTACCCCCTATGATGCTCCAAGAGTTAGAGACTGTCGCTGACACACGACACTTATACCCTGACGTAATGGACAAAAACTACTTCAATGACCCCCGCGATGAAAACGGAGAGGTGAACTTCTAATGACTAAACTAGAAGAACTAAAAGCCGCTCATGCTGCTGCTTGGGATGCTGCTTATGTTGCTTCTGATGCTGCTTATGATGCTCTTACTGCTCTTGCTGCTGCTTATAATGCTTATGCTGCTGTTGCTTCTGATGCTGAACTGAAAAAGGAACAAACCAATGAGCTATAGAGATATGACTTTCTGTGCGTCTGACTGCATCAACACAGACTGCGCCAGACACTTCGGTGAGGCTGAACGTGAAGGCTCTCGCCTGTGGTGGAACCACGACCCTGACAATGCACCCATTGCTGTGGCGGACTTCTCAAATGTGTGTGAACATTATAAAAAAGGAGAAACAGAATGAGCTATCACAACCCTAGAAAGCCCAGTCAAGAACTTCTGGACCACCTGACCTCTAACTATACCTATGACAGAGAGAAGGGTCAGATAATCAATAACAGAAGGGGTACACCTTCCTTGTTAGCCATGTCTTCGGGATACTTAAGGGTTCAAACGTGGATTAACGGTGTTAGAGCAGCCTTTAAAACACACCACGTTGTTTGGTTCTTTGAATATGGCGAATGGCCTACATCCTGTATGGACCACATAGACGGCACTAAGAATAATAACCACTACACGAACTTACGCTTGGTGACTAGCAGGGAGAATAGCAATGCGTATAGGATGTCTGCAAAATCAAGTAGTCCCTATCAAGGCGTATCTAAGAATACGGGGAGAGAAACCTTTTATACTCGCATAAGAGTTGGTGAAGACAGTAAGCAGATATATCTAGGTTCCTTTAGCTGCGAGTTAGAGGCAGCAAGAGCCTACGACAAATCCTTAGTAGGCATGGGTCTTAAACCAGTCAACGTAGAAATTATGAAGGGGTTACAGAAAGATGATTAAAGCAACATACTATCACCACATGGGTGATGACATAACGACTGTTAACGCTGCGCGGGTATCCTTCGCAAAGCAGTCTAAGCTAGTCTGCACGGACCTAATACAAGGCACCTATGACGTAGACAAGCGTGACAAGAAACTAATCAGCTACCTAGCCAAGCACAAACACCTGTCGCCATTCAATCACGCATCAGTGACGTTCGTATGTAAGGCTCCTATCTTTGTCGCACGTCAACTTGTCAAGCACGAGTACATGCCTTGGAATGAGGTTAGTCGTCGCTATGTCTCTGATAACATTGAGTTCTATGAGCCTGACGTTTGGCGTGGCAAAGCAGAAGATAAGAAGCAGGGCAGTGCTGGTGTCGTTGATGTAGGTGAGTGGGGTGATACTAACTGGGCATGTCTCACTGCTTATAACGATTTACTTGAGCATGGTGTATGTGAAGAGCAAGCACGTATGGTACTGCCACAGAACACCATGACAGAGTGGTACTGGACAGGTACGCTAGGTGCCATAGCAAAGATGTGTAACCTGCGCTGTAAGCCTGATACACAGTATGAGACACGGTTGATTGCAGATCAGATCAGCGATAAGATGGGACAGTTGTTCCCAGTATCATGGGAGGCACTGATGAATACGCCCAACAGTGTAACATTAACTTGATGCCGTGCTTTGGATTGGAGGACACACGATGACTAAACTGCAAGAACTAGAACAACACATCATGGACTGCTGGTCAGTCTGTAATGACCTTGAGACAGTGTTTAGGCAGATTGGGGACGGGGATACTGACCCTAGCCCAGACGAGCTAATGAACACCTTGATGGGGATGCAGCAGTTATACCAATGGAAGTTTAACCAAATGTTTAACAAGTATGAGGAGATGTTTAGTAATGACTGATAAAGAGATGATGGATATGTGTCGTAGGCTGGCAAACAGGTATGGTAGCTATCAGGATCGTGGTGACTTGCTTAACACTGGTATGATAGCCTGTCTTGAACTTAGGTCTGGGGGTGTAAAGGAAGCCCCTAAGCTGTACCACAAGGCCCGTGAGGTAATGAGTGAGTACATGAACCACGGGTCGTCACCTATAACCTACCCTTCGGGCCAGAGGGGTCGTCAGAAGTTTAAAGAGGACGAGAATATAGAGTTCGTAGAGTATCAAGACGAAGCTATCACAGCCAAGAGCTTGTTCGAGGCATACGAGCTTAAAGAATGTTTGCAGAAACTTATGCAAGTGTTGGAGCCACAGGAGAAATCAATGCTTATGGAGTTACATCGTAATAACAACAACTTACAAGACGCAGCTAAAGTGCTTAAGGTATCAAGGGTGACTGCGACACAACTTAGAGATGCAGTCCGTAACAAGGTTGTAACAATTTGTGACCTTACACTTTGCTAAGAATGGACATTATAGATATGAGTAGTACTTAAGTATAAACATAAGTATTAAACATATTTGTATTAACTACTAATAAGAAAGAAACGTAAGTATGACTGATGTAGCTCACCAACCTTGTCCATATGTGTCGTGTGGATCAAGTGATGCTTTCTCTTACAACACAGACAAGATGGTCGGTAAGTGTCACGCTTGCGGTGAAGGCTACCCTTCCAAACGACCAACACAATCATGGGCAGATGATAAGTACCCGACGAAAGGATTTGATGATATGAATAATGTCGCACAGTTTAACAGCAAACGAGAGGCTACCTCTGAGGGTCGTCACACTGCCATGAGGGGCATCCACGCCAACACTATGCAAGACTACGGTGTGTTGACCTATGAGGATCGTCAAGAGTACGTGTACCCCTCTGGAGGAATTAAGGTTCGTCGCTTAGATGAGAAAGCCTTTTACGCTAAGGGTGGTTTCAAGGGTGACGAGCTATTCGGTATGAACCTGTTTCCAGCTGGTTGTTCTAAGTTCGTTACGATCACAGAGGGTGAGCTAGACGCACTGTCAGTAGCACAGATGCTTAAGAGCAACTACAGCAACCCTGTTGTGTCGTTACCTTCTGCTACACCTTCTAAGCGACTATGGGAAAACTCAAAGGAGTGGTTAGGTAGCTTCGAAAAGATTATCCTGTCTGTCGATACTGACGAGGCTGGCAATGCACTGGCCGATAAGATGGCACGTCTGTTTCCTAACAAGGTATACCGTGTCGATCATGGTCAACTCAAGGACGCTAACGACTTCCTAGTGGCAGGTAAGCAAGCTGACTTTAAGAACCTTTGGTGGAAGCCTGTTAAGCACACACCAGAGAACATCTTGAACACCTCTGACGAGTTCCTTAAGCTGTATACAGACACGCCTGAGCATACTTACTACCCTACAGGCATCGAAGCCTTAGACGACAAGATACTGGGCCTTATGCAAGGTCACTTCACAGTGTTCAAAGCGCCTACGGGTATCGGTAAGACTGAGCTTATGCGTTACATGGAGTACAGTATGCTAAAGCAGGGCGTACCGATTGCAGCATGGCACCTAGAAGAGACTAAGCTGCGGTCACTACTTGGTCTTGTGTCGTATGAGCTACAGGATAACTTAACCCGCCGTGACTTGATCGAAGAGAAAGGTGCAGATGAGGATGTACGTGCAGCAATCGTTAAGCTGACTGAGAGCGAGAACTTCTACCAATTCTTCTTAGGGGACGGACAAGGCACTGACGAGCTAATCGAACAGATCAGGTTCTTTAGCCAAGCGTGTGAATGTAAGTTTGTATTCTTCGAGCCTATCCAAGACGTAGTGGTAGGCACCTCTGAGGAAAGCAAGGAGGCTATGCTTGCAGACCTATCTATTCGCCTGTCTAAGCTGGCAGCGGAGCTTAATATCGGGATCGTAACTATCGCCCACACTAACGAGAATGGCGATCCTAAATACTGTAAGATGATCGGACAACGTGCTTCTGTAATTATTGACTTGCAACGTGACAAAGACGCTGATAGCTTAGACGAACGTAACACAACGTATCTAAAGGTTGAGAAGAACCGTCCTTGCTCCGAAGAGGGTATGGCTGGTAAGTTAGCCTTTAACACAGATACATTCACACTTAAGGAAATACTATGAACACAGTATTTGACATCGAAACAGACGGACTAGACCCTACGTTGATCCACGTATTGTCTTGGTCAAATGACTTTGGTGAGGTTAAGTCCACACATGACTACGACGAAATGCGGTACGTGTTACTCAACAGCCCTACCTTGATCGGACACAACATTATCCGCTATGATGTCCCTGTAGTGGAAAAACTGCTAGGCATTAAGATCACTGCAAGGATTGTAGATACACTTGCTTTGTCGTGGTACATCAATCACAACCGTGGTATGTCGCATGGCCTAGCCACCTTTGGCGAGGACTACGGTATCCCTAAGCCTAAGATCGACGACTGGGAAGGTCTGACACCAGAGGAATACAAGCATCGCTGCGAAGAGGACGTTAAGATTAACAACCGTCTGTGGCGTGACTTGGACATCAAGATTGCAAAGCTGTACGGTAAAAGCACAGATGACTGTGAGCGTATGATCGACTATCTGACGTTCAAGATGCAGTGTGCAGCAGATCAGGAGACCCTCCAGTGGAAACTGGACGTAGACAAAGCTAAGGGCCACCTAGTTAACTGGGAGCAAGCTAAGGCAGAAAAGATTGAGCAGTTAGCAGACGCCATGCCAA